ATTTCTACTACCAAGCCTGGGTACCACCCCTAAACAGCCAAGTTCGACGCTCTGGTAAACGCCTCTTCCTTGCACTAAATAAAAACTCTAGCTACAAGTTTTTAGCTTATGTATACACTATAGCAGACTTTATTCGTAAAGTCAACCTCTTTTTTACCAAAATAGGAAAAAAAGTCAAAAAAATAGGGCCAATTACGGCCCTATTTTAATTTTGTGTTTCTACTAAGAGACTTAGCTGAATGTTACGTTGGCAATTGAAACTTTGCCTAAGTAGTCAGCCGCGTTACCTAGTGAAGAAGCAACGTTTGATAGCTCAACATAGCCGTATCTTGTCATGAATGACACTACTGGCTCAAATGTTGATGGATCTAACACAACTCCACTTGACATTAGAGGAATGTAAGGAGCGTAGAACGCTGGTGCGTCTGATTCGCTTGATCCTTTGTATCCAACTAATACGTCAGTGCCGTCGCCTGCATATGCGTCAACGTATACTTTCATTGCACCGTTAAGAGTACCAACCATTTTAGTGTTAGTTGGTGCTTCAAAAGTACCTTCAGTTGTACGTGCAAATGCACTTGTTGTTGCAGACTGTAGGATAGTTAATGCAAATGGGCTAACCACTGCATAGTTACCTGCGCCACGACGTGTTCTTGCCGCAATATCGTTAGCAACTTTGTTGATCATAACAGCTAATGCCGCATGTTCGTCACCTACGAATGTAGCAGTACCACTTACACCTGTTTGGTCATACGCTTGACCAGCTGTACCAGCTAGTGTACGTAGAGATGCTAGGATCTCTTGATCAATCTCAGCAGTAATTTCTTGGGCTAGTGCCGCCATAACTTCTGCTTCGATGTCAATGCCTTGTTGTGCTTGAGCGTCTTGAGCCGCTTCAAAAGTCCATCTAGCTGATAGCTTTCTGGTTTTTGCTTCGACTGTCTGCTTTAAGATCTGGATGCTTAAACGCTTTCCAGCTGTACCTTCAAGTGTTGCTGTAGCATCAGCTTTGTCGGTAGAACCGCCACCACTGTAGCCTACACCAATCTTGAATGGTGATAGAGCTTCTTCGCCCGCAGTCACATCATCTAATGTGTCTGAGTAACGTACTCTTAATGTGTGGATTTGACCCACTGGACCTGTCATAGGCTGTACACCAACTAATTCGTTGGCGATAACAGTTGGCATAACACGTCTGATTACCGGTAGGATAACTCTGTTAAGAGTTGCAACATTACCTGCTGAAGATGCACCCGCTGTAGCGGCCTCTGCCAAATACTTTTTAGTATTTTCTAGAGTAACGCCCATTACGGCTTTCTTATTGCCTTCTAGGCCTTCAAGAAGTGCAGTCTTTGTATCCTGCCAGCGACTTTCTAATAGTTCTGACATTTTTTTCTCCTTATTTCAATCCTGCAAGTCTTCTAATATCTACAACGTTATCGGGTGTAGATGTGCTTGCATCTATGTCATTGGTTTGTTTATTGCCTGTTACTTGTGTGCCTTCGGTAAGTGTTGCCTTGGTATCCTTGGCTGGAGTGTTCCCTGCGATGACGCTTGGCATGTACTTGTCGAAAGATTTTTGTAATCTATCGGTTTGTACAGATTCCAGCAAGTCAGCCATGATTTCTCTTTGACCTTGATTTAAAGGTGAAAGGAGCTCATTCATAACTTCTTTTCTCTTAGCTGTGTCTTTAGCAATTTTAATTTCAGCTTCTTTGCTTTCAACTAATGTTGCTTTTTCTTCAGCCGCTTTTTTAGCTTCAGCTAATTGCTTATCTTTTAGATCAACTACTTTTAATAGTTTTGCAGTCTCGGACTTCTCATTAAGATAGCTGTTTGAATATTCTGATGCAAAAGATTCGAAAATCTTACGTCCAAAATCATTCTTACGAGCTGAATCAATGTCTTCCTTCAATTGAGTCATTTCTTTATTAAGACCTTTCTCAACTGTTTCTGCAACAATTTTAGTTGCGTCTTTGATAAACTTAGATTTAACTTTAGCTAGATGTTCTTTGGCTTCACGTACTAAACGTACTTTCGTGTCAGCCAAGTCCTTTTTATCTTCGTAAAACTCTGCAATTTCTTTAGATAATGAATCAACAACAAAATCTTCAAGTTTGGAAAATTTACCTGCCATAGCTTTCTGATCTTCGTGTAGCTCGCCAATTTCTTTGCCTAGTTGTTGAACAACAAAATTCTTCATTAGATCTGCGTTTTCACGCATTGCTACTGCATATTTTGCTCTTGCTTCGGCTAGTTTTTGACGGTCATCTGCGAACTCAGTTAGCTCTTCACTTAGTTTTTCATCAAGCATTTTGTCAATAGCTTCTACCATTGTTTGCTTGTCATGCTCATACTTTTGAGCAAATTCTTCTCTAAGTTCAGCTGTGGCGTGCATACGATTTTCTTTAATCTTTGCGTCCCATGCTTGTTCGATTTCTGCTCTGATTTCTTCGGAAATAGCGTTATTTTCAAAGAGTGCTTTCAGTGCATCTAACATTTATTTTCTCCTTGTTAGCGGAGACCGTTGATTATATTCACCAACGATTCCTTTAAGTATTTCTGTGCCTTTTCGTCGCCATGTAGTTCGCGAGCCATATTCATTGCCTGATAGCCACCACGGCTATTTAATAAGTGTTCGTAAATGGGAGTTGGATATGCCCCCGGAGCACTTGGTTGAGCAACGGCATCAACAGTAATAATTTCAAACTCGCTGACCTCGCCGCTTCCGTCTTCTTTAACATTTCCACTACCCCTTGATGAGACACCAATTTTGACGCCGTTATTAATCATTGTCGAAATTAATTGTCCCATCGGGGTTGGAATTACTTTAAGTTTTCCGTAACCGTTTGGACCATCCATCCACATTTCTGTGATCATATGGCTTACACGATCTAAATTAATATTAAGTCCTTCAGGATGATCAACTTCACCTAGTACACTATATCCACCTTTAATTTGATCGTTGAGCGTGTTGACAGCTCTACTAATCTCAGTTACAGGATATACACGTTGGTTAGCGTTACGAACACCACCTTGTATGCAGATACCTTTTAAATACAGGTCTTTTCCACCTGCATCGTTTTCAGTAGTCTCGACGACCATTTTTGCTTGGTCGAATGATAGTGTTTCAGTTAAGTTTAACATCTGTTATTCCTTAATCTCAATTAAGAACCAATAGTACTTTTAGTATTGGCTCCAGTTTCGCCTGCGCCTTTCTTCTCTGCGCCATGGCCTTTAGCGTTTGACATACTCTTAGAAGCTTTTCCGCCTGGTACATTTACGTTCCCTGCATTTTCTTCTTTAGAGGACATTGCTGAACCGCTTGTAGCACCTTCGCCGCCTGCGGCTATGTTACTTGCTGTTCCACCCATGTCATTTTTTGAAGCAACTGGTGATTTCGCTTTGTTGTCTTCGCCTTTCGGCTCAGCAACTTTTTCTACGTACTCACGCATTTGTTCGCCAGCTGTTTTTGCTTTGCTTTCAAATGGCATTGCTTCGTCTTCTACGCTAAGTTCGGAAGGAACTGCAATAGCTTCTTCCTTGTCTTCATCACCTTCGTCATCCATGTCCATGTCAGCTTCGCCGTCATCTTCATCTTTGTCGCCAGCCATCATTTTTTCAAATTCAGCTTTTAGGTCATCAAGAGCATCTTCTAGGTCAACTACACGGTCTTCGATTTCTTCTTCGTCATCTCCGTCTTCGTCGCCTTCACCGTCTGCATCAGCTTCGATGTCACCCATCATGTCATCTGCAGGATCGCCGCCCATTGGGTCAGCTTCTGGTGTAATTTCTCCGAAATTTTCGTCTGTTTTTTCGTCTGTAGCTTCTTCAACGTCTTCGTCTGATGCTTCGTCTACTTCTTCATCTGTAGCTTCATCAACTTCTTCGTCAGTAGCTTCGTTAGTTTCTTCGTCGTCTGAAGACTCATCTGATGCTTCGTTAGTTTCTTCGTCTTTTGACGCTTCATCTACTTCTTCATCTTTTGCTTCATCGACTTCTAAATCTTCTAAATCGTTTTCTAGCATCTTTTCATAGATACCACGTGACTTTTCAATAACAAACTCGTGGAATAGCTCATCTGCGCCAGCACGATCATTATTGACAAGTTTTTCGAGCATTTGCTCTAATTTATTGTCTGCCATTGTTTTCTCCTATAGTTTTATTAAGTTGTAAGGCTGTCTAGTAGTATTTACACTATGATTTAAAAATACACGGATAACGGCGCCAAAACGAGCTCGTTTTGCCACAAACCGTCTAAAAATCATAATATCTTTTAAACTCACTGACTGTTATGTGAGATAAATTCGTACATTTCTTTAATTGTTTAGGTACAAAATCATCATCATCGGCTACTATTCTAATATATCTTTTACCTTGATGTGAATCGCACGTTGATGCTGTCTGTCTCTCCCAATTACCAAAATATGTTGCAGGATCACCTTGTTTCTTATAATTGTGTGTTCCTGCGTACAAGTTATTTACCTTAGATCTGTTTCCATGATCATCCTTTTCACCATGAAAATCAAATCCTAGTATGTAAATTGTATCATGTGCATGTGTGCTTGCTAACCATAAAGCAGTAGGTCCACTACTCCAGCCCTTGCTTGGTTGAAAATATCTAAAACCTTGCATTCCGTTAAACTGTTTGTTGGGATTGGTCCAAACTTCGTGTTCCATTTGCCATTTGTGCTGATTTATTTCAAGTATCATCTTTACATCAACAGCGACCAAGTAATCAGGCTCAAAATGCCTATACATGGCATTACATGCATATAGTTTTCCGTAGTTTTTAAGGGGATATAAATCTATGTCTTTACGGCTCGTGCCATTACCTATTACAAAGGCTACAGTCATTATACATCATCCTATACTTCAGGTTGTGCTTGAATACCGTACATTTGACGTACAAATTCTAATTCTTTTTGTTTCTCTTCGTTGTGTAGTTCTGATGCTCTACGAGCTTTATTGATTTGACGTAATGTCAAACGTGTTTTACGTGTGTCGTCACGATTCACAATGCTTTTATCATCTGTCGCATCGTAACTCTTGTCCTCAATAGGATCAACAGTTTCTTTGTCAAAATAAAATAATTCTCTTAGTATCATGTTAGTATTTATGCCGGAGGCGTTTCTCCGCCTGCATCTCCTCCGCCTGCTGGTGGTGTTGTAACTGATTCTGGTCCTTCAGTTTCGCCTGTGGCAACACCTTCTTCACCTTCAGGTGCTGTGTCTGCTCCTGCTCCTAGGTCTGCTTCAATTCCTGCACCACTAATTCCTGCACCACGCATTTCTGCACTTGCATCAGTTGGCTGTGAAGATAATGTTTCGTCATTTTCTTCTCTCCAGTATCTTTCATTTTCTGCAACTTCACTGTCGCTCATTCCTAAGAAACGTTTCATTGCATATCTATTACTGATAAATGGAATAGCTTGAATCTGTGCAAACGTACCAATACGCTGATTATCTAATTCGCTTTGTCTGTAACTTGCAAAGTTTTGTGGTGGTTGAAATAATAAATCAAACATTGCAATATCAACATTGATACCTTTTTCTAGTAAGTAGCGTTTAAATTCTTGATTAAACACTTCAGCAATTAAGTTTTGCAAACGTTCACAGTATTTGTTGAAACGCAATTCTTGGATATATGCTGTACCAACTCTACCGTCATTGAAAGAACTTTGACCTTCGTCTTGTGCGGCCGCTGGTAAGTATGAACTCGGAATACGTAGTCCTCTTACAAGTTTATTTGTAAAATACTTAAGGTCATCAATTTCACCTAAGTTTGTGCCGCCTGGTAGTGTTTCAACTTTAGAACCTCTACCTTCTGCTGTCTGCGGGAAAAAGTAATCTTCATTAGTTGATAAAGGATTGTAAGCACTGTCTATGACAGATGTACCGCCTCCTGTCTTTGATGGTATCCTTCTTTGGTGTATTTCAGTTTTAACTCTTTCAACAAACTGCATCGCCAGGTGCGATGGCATATTTCCTACATCAACATAAAACACTCTACGTTCAGGTGCTCTCTGTGTTCTGTAAATAATAATAGCATCTTCTAATAATTCTTTTTGTTTGTATACTTTAAATATACCTTCTAACAAACTATTACCAAACGGAGCATTGTTGTCCAAGCCTTCACTTAAACTTAGATGCACCATATGTTCTGCACTAATAGCATGTTCTTTTGTTTTGTCATGACCAAAGCGTCCTCCACTTGATCCTGATGTTTGTGTGTTACCAACCATACCACGAACACCACCTGTCAGATAACCATCGCCGCCACCTGTTACATTTCCGTTAGTAGTGTATGGTGTTGTAGCAACATTGTCGATAAAATTTAAATTAATATCTTTTACAATGTACTGTTCAGGTTTTTTACCTTCTGATTCGTTAACAATAATACTAGATACTTTTGCAGGATCAACGTGAAACCATTTCTTTGTTTCAGGATCTCTAATAAAAAATGCATCGCCAAACTTGAACACATTACGCACAATTTTAAACATGCGTGTGCCAAAGTCATTCATTTTAGTCCATTGTTGTAGATACTGTTCTAGTACTTTAATTTCTGAATTAGTAGCCATTTTTTTGAAATCAATACTAAAACTAGTTTTGTTAATTGGATTCTGTTGTGAGCAAAATTCTGCAAGAATATCAAGTGCGGCATTCACTTCACTATCCTGATCCATTACATTATATTGTCCGTATCTCTCAACTCTGTTAGGAGCTCCTGTGTATACATCAGGTAAAAAACTAGAATAGTTTGATCTTGCTGGTCCTGGCTGTGTTCCTTGCCCTACTGATAGTGGACTACGTGTGCCTGCTTCGCCCTCTACTGGTGTAAAATATCTTTTCCAACTCATTATTTGTTCCTTATCCAGCCATTATATTGCCGTTAAGAGCTTTTACGGCTGTTGTGTTCTTTTTTGTTAATTCAATAAGCTGAAGCATGTTAGTATTTAACATCGCAAGCTCTGTACTAGGTTCTGATGTGGTTTCTGGTTTTTTAGGAGTTACAGAGCCAGTAGCATTGTTTTCTGATGTTTCTTCTGATTTTTGTTCATTGCTTTCGCCTTCCCACCATTTTTTAAACCAACCTTTTTCTTCACTGTTGCTGTTAGATCCTTGTACACTTCCTGGATCTCCTCCGCCAAAACCAAAGAAACTTTTGATTCCTTCAAATGCTCCAGACATCCAGTTCTTTATACCGCCCCATAGATCAGATATTGCATCAGTAACCCATTTAGTCATTTCACCATCAAAAAATGCAAAGTCTACAGCTACAATTGCCGCGGTGATAGCACCTCCGATAAGCACTGGTAATGATAGTAATGCGCCGCCGGCGGCTGTTAACACTGTAGCGAGTGCCGTTGCTATAAAGCCTGCTGAAGCTGTTAATGCTGTGCTAATAAAGCCTAATACTGCTGTACCAATAGTTCCACCAAGACCTGCCAATCCAACACCAATTTTAGCCGCAAGTGCTGATGCGGAGAACCATGCAACTATGCCACCGCCTAGTATTAACATTGCGTTTGTAACAAATCCCGTTAAACTATCTATTGCTGAATTAAAAAATCCTGCAGGATCTTTTGCGAAATCGTCTGCCCATTGTTTTAATGTTGGTAATATCTTACCCATATATTCTACAGCTTTATTGAAAGCCTCTGTACTAAATTTTATCGCATCATCAAGTAGTTTTTTACCATCAGTTTTTAACCAATTCCAAGCATCATTCATTGCTGTTTCTATTGTGCCTTTATTTGCTTCAAATAAATCTACTGCTGTGTTATAGTCAGGAATCAAATCTGCTATTGATTCTGCGGCTTCTTTAAATGCATCTGTGCCTGTAAGTAATGCTTGTGATCTTCCTGACAAGTCTTCTAGTGTGGTAACACTATTTCCTACGGCAGTTGTTAATTTGTCTCTAGCTGATTGTTCATTGTCAATTGCTGATTTAGTTGTTTCAACAGTGGTTGCTAATTGACCTGCGATTTGCAATGCACTTCCAAACGTTGAATTCATAGCCGCATCAATACCGCCATCTTTAAATCTAAGTGCTAACGCTTTCATTTCTTCGCCAACCTTCTTTTGGAAATTATTGAATTCAGCCGCATCCATATTTTCTATGTCTTTTGCAAATTGTTTAAAGGTTGGAGAGTTTGCCATTAGCTGTTGAGTAACAGGATCGTTTGCAATACCGTCTGCCATATCAACAAGTGCCGCTTCAAATTCAGGTGACTTAGCCGCGGCTTGTTCTAGATTTCCTCTAAATTTATTCATTTGGTCTGTTGTCATAGTAGACATTGCCGCTTGTCTACGTATGTCAGTGTTTTTAGATTTCATTTCTTCTTCAAGTTGTTTACGACTTTTACCTGTCAGTCTTGCAATTCTATCAAGTTCTAAAGAATACTCAGCCGCTCCTTGAGCCAACTGCTGGTCAGTCATAAATCTGTCTCTACCTGTAGAAACCATTAATTCATTGTAATTGATTAAATTTTCATTAAGTTCATCTGTGGTTACACCCATTCCTAAAAGTTGTCTACCTAAATCACCTGTACGTAATTCTTTTGATAGTCGACCAAATCTACGAGTACCGTCTTGCACACTTGCACCAAACAATCTTAGTGGTTCTGAATTAGTAGCAATGACTTTTGCAAGTGTTTGCATAGATAGTGCTGATTGCCCTGCAACTTGTGTGATTTCAAACATGTTATTACCAAATCCTGCACCAATTGAAGAAAGTTCTTTGAACTGGTTCATTTGATTTTCAATAACACCTGTGACTAAATTTAAACCAGGAACATTTTTAGTAAACTCATGTATACTATTTTTGCCTTCAAGTAGTCCTGTTGCAAGTCCTGTTACTGCTCCTGCCGCGGTACCAATGGTGCCTACAATCAGATTAAATGCGCCGCCGACTACACTACTAGCCGCTGATGCCATTTTGTTAATAGCACTTGCACCGTCTTTAGACGCTGTTCCTAATTTTTTAACTGATTGACTAGCTTTTTTTGCTTCAGGACCAACACCTGCACCGCCAGCACCTCCGCCACCTTGACCGTCAATTTGACCAGGTCTACCGCCTAAGGCTTTAAGTATTTCACGTAATGTTTGCTCTGAAGCCGCATTATCCGCTTGTACTTCACCAATACCGGGTATATCTATTTTTACTGCCATTAATTAAATACTCACTTAATAAGAATCCATAAATACTATCATATATGTTAATACTATTTAGCAGGAGAAATAAACATGGTAGATAATAACTTCCCACCAAACATGGGACAGCAAGGTATTCCTATGGGACAACCGCAAGGTAATCCATTAGCGAAGCACCTTAGACAACCAAAGATCTACATCAGATTGCCAAGCAACGGTGAATATTGGCCAGGTAAGTCTTTGGAAAAGACGGAAAATGGTGAATATCCAGTTTACGCAATGACAGCAAAGGATGAGATTACGTTTAAGACTCCCGATGCATTATTAAATGGACAAGCAACAGTTGATGTTATTCAGAGTTGTATGCCTAATATCAAAGACGCATGGCAAACACCTTCTATTGATTTAGATGTTATTCTAATTGCAATTAGACGAGCAAGTTTTGGCGAAAAGATGACAATGACTGCAACAGTGCCAAAAACATCAATTTCCAAAGACTACGAGCTAAGTTTACAAACTTTGTTTGACAACTACATGAGCAAAGAGTTTGTAGACACTTTTCAAATTGATGGTTTCAAAGTAAAGATACAACCTTTGAACTATAAAATTATTACTGAAGGAATGATCAAAGCATTTGAAGAACAGAGAATTTTTGCTGTAATTGATAATGATGATCTTGGCAATGAAGAAAAACTAAAAAGATTTCAAACTAGTTTTGGAAAACTTACTGAGCTTAATGTTCAAACACTTGTAAGAAGTGTTATAGCTATTCAACCAGACGGTGAAAATGAAGCAGTTGTAAATCCAGCACATCTAAAAGAGTTTTTAGAAAATGTAGATGCAAAGGTTTTCAATCAAATCAAAGAACACATCGAAAAAGAAAAAGCTAAGTTCAATCAACAGCCTTTAGAAGTAGAAGCAACTGAAGAAGAAATCAAAGCAGGCGCAGATTCTACTTATCAAATCCCAATTACATTCGATCAAGGTAATTTTTTCGGCTAAGGATCTTAACGTGGAGCCTCGAAAAAATCCAAAACGAGGTTAAGGTCCTAGAAGATGAGGTCAAGCAAATCAAAAATGAGATGATAAGAATCTCTTGGTGGATGCGTGGCGGTATTCAAATCAACGACTGTTATGAATTAGATAGAGATGATAGAGCTATTATCTCAGAACTTATCAAAGAAAATATGGAATCTGCTAAAAAGTCAGGTATGCCTTTTTGGTAAGTTTATGCTTTTTGCTTTTGCTTCTTAGGCTCTTTTACTGTCCACCCCAAAGACCTTAAAAATTTTACTGCACTATCAACGTCCATTGTAGGTGTTGCCATTGCTTTAGCATCTACTTTAGAACTAGATCCTTTAGCTGTATCAGCAGGAGCATCGCCGTAGCTACTTTTAGATAGTCTGTTGCCCATCTGCTTTTGAAAGCCTTGCTGTACAAAACGTTTGATAATTTTCTTTGCTTCTCCACTTGATAATTTTAAATCAAGTTCCATAAGTCTTGCTTCACTGTACATACTTTCAATACCTGGAAGATTAGGTTGATCTGGAGTAAGTCCTGTTGGCTCAGGAGAAAGTTTTTTCTTTAGGTTGCTAGCCGCTTGTTGGACCTTGCCTGCTCCGGACTTAGTCTTTTTAACAATATTTTTACCTGCTTTAGCCGCTTTTCTACCTAGACCGGAGTCTTTCTTAAGATACCGTATCACTGCCATAGGATCGCTTACAAAACCTTTTGCTTTTAGAAAGTTAGCAAGTCCTTTAGCAGTCATACCGCCCATTTTAGGATCTTGTTTACTTACAGCAACAAAGTCTTTGTATATACTAGACACTTCTTTGTCTAGTTCAACATCTAGCTGTGCGGCTTTGCCCATAGCTGTGTTTTTTCCTAGTGTTCTTTTCAAAAATCTAACAGGACCTTCGTCAACCTGCTTAGATTCTGTTAAAACGTCGTATACTTTCATAGTTAGTCTCCCGATTAATTATATTTATACTTTTGAATTGATAATTACATATTAAATATCTATTATGATCACAAGATATAGAATAATTGATAGCTCCGATAACGAAATCGAAGTTCTAAATACCATAGAAGAAGCAGTTCAGTATATTGACACTATGCGTGAAACACAACCGCATTTAGAACTTAGATATGAAACTTTCGAAATTAGCCTTGTAAAACCAGGATTTGGAAGAGATCCTGAATTACACTAAATAATCATCAGATGTGCGATCCATACGTGTACTTTATTATTATAACTGTAGCATTGTTGTGGATTGTTTATAAAAGTAATTAGAAATGAGCTAAAGCTCATTTAGTTTTCGCTAACGCTCAAACTTAGCACTTCGTTTGTGATAGAAGTAATTACTTGAATTAAAGCAATATCACGTAAGTGATATTGTAATTGCTTCATGTAGATTGTTTCAGTCAGACGGAACCTAACAGCGGTTCCATCTAATCTTGGTCTTCATGTGAGTTCGTCACAGCCGAGATTCGGAAGTAGGTGTTTGACTATGCTACATGGGCTCTGACCTTTCCCAACCTACGTCGACATCACGAAAAAATTTGCAAAACCGCTTTACCGCTTCGCGGATTTTTTCGCTATCCCCCGCTTCGTTCCCTTGCGTGGGGTTTTCGTAGCATACAGCCTGTTGGACTCGCTAGTTCTGAACATGTGGCCATGTCCTCAAAGCGGATCGAGCTATCTCGATCAAACAGTGTCCTTATATTGCCTATAATGTTTTTAAGTGTTCTTTAAGAATCTTTGAACCGCCTACACGCACATTGATAATTCCATTGTAATAATCATCATTTTCTAGTACTCTACGTTCAAATTGTTCTCTAGCCTCTAGGTAACTTGCAATGCCTCTGCTTGGACAGTAATGTAATATTTCTCTAGTGAATTTGTCTTCGCCTAGTTGTGCAACATCCGCAATCAATCTGTCTGAAGATCCCCAATAGTCTCTCCAGTCTGACTCTTTTGTTCCACGTCTTTTGTTTTTTTTGCCTTTAAGCGGTGGCTTAGTTGTCTTGAATTTTGCTAGTTTCTTGCCTACGTACTTCATGCCATTGACTTTATTTGTTATCAAGTAGACAAATGCTTCTACACCTTCGGGTATTTCATCCACATTTTCACCTTGATAAGTCCATTGCATATTGGTACTTACCGTTGCCTATGTATCTGGGGTCTCTTTCTTGGAATTGTGTTTATAATGTATCTCGTCCATACGTTCTTTTGCTAGTGATCTTATTTCTCTCAACCACTTTCTGCTTTCGCGATGCGTTCGCACAGAGTTGCGAGCCTCAAATTTCTCGTTTGCCTTAAAATATGCCATATAAGCCTTGGTCAATTTATCATGCGTATCGTCATTCATTGTGTATTTCTACATCGTTCTCGTATGATGTAAACCCATTTTCCTTTATAACTTTGAGAACGTGTGTTACTCTTCCTACTAGTTCGTCTTTGTGTGATATAAGATATACGTTTTTATCTCTCTCACGACCCATTTTCTTGAGAATACCTAGTGAATTCTCAACTCCGCTTGTATCCATACCACTATCAATTAGCTCATCAATGAATAACAAGTTGATATTTTGATATAAACTCTCCCAAACATCGCGGAATGCAAAGCTCATACCAAGTATTAGTCTATTACGCTCACCTCTTGATAGATTATCAAAGTCTAAATCTTGTCCTAATTGTGTAATTTCTACAGCAAGGTCATTTTGGAATACAACTTGATGTGGTAATCCTAGTTTGTCAAGATAATGCGTAAGTCTGTTGTTTAGATATGCTAAGTTTTGATCAATAATCTTTTTACGTATAAAACTATCTTTGTTAGTAAGCAGTTTTAACATAAAGTCTTGATGTTCTTTGTAACTTGTAAGATCGTTTACTGTACTCCAATCAATCTCTTGTATCGCACTATTCTTTAGGTCGTCAATTTGTTCTTGATATGGATCTACTTCTGTTTTAGTGCGTTCAAGTGCTTCCTGTAGTTGTGCGACATTTTGTTTATGATCATAAACTTCTTTTATAGTTTCATAGAATGTAGTAGGCTTACCATTGATATCTCCAATTTCTTCTAATGCTTGTGTAACATCAACTACTTTATCACCTACTTCTTTTTGATATGCTTTTGCATCTTCAAGTTCTTTATTTTTTTTGACTGCTAGTTCTTCTTTTTTATCGTCGTGTAGTGCTTGTCCACATGTATGACAAGTACCTTGATCTAAATTTTCTGAGTCTTTTTGTGCTTTTTCTACAGAATTGTCTGCACGTACTAATGCAGGCTCAAGTGTACTTAATTCCTTTTTAAGAGCCAAAATGGCATTGTTTTGTTCAGACCAAGTTGACAGTTTTTCGTGCTTATCTAATTCATCTTCTACATCTAAATGTTCTAATTCGTCAATTGAACGTTCTAGTTTTGCTATATCTTCTTTTTGTTTTGTAGACCAAGCACTTTGTTTTGTTTGCAAACTACGTATTGTTTCGCCAATACGCTCGTTGCTTGTTTCAATAGCATTAATACGGGCTGTTTCGTCTGTAATTGCTTCTCTTGTTTGTCTAAGTTTGTCTTTAAGCACCTCAGCTTTTTCACTAAGGATAGTAATACCAAGTAACTGCTCAATAATATCCTTTTGATCATTTACTCGCATACTCAAGAAAGGTTCTGTATATGTGTTTAGTGCCACAACATGTTTGAACATGTTATGTGACATACCTAATAGATCAATAATATCTTCTTGAGTCTTGCGTGAATCGCCTTGCGACTCATCTAGCATCTCTTGCTCTTGTCCATCTACATAAAACTTAAGAAGATTAGGTCCTCTACCTCTTTCAATCTTATATTCTCTACCATCTTTTTCAAAAGTGAGAGTAACTAACATACCTTTGTTGTTAGTTTTGTTAATAAGGTTGTTGCGTTTGATGTTTGTTAGTGCAAGTCCGTATAATGCGTAACTTAACGCATTTACAATAGTAGTTTTACCTGTACCATTACGTGATCCGCTGTCGTCACCGCCTTGGTCAAGGTTTTCTCCTAGTACAAGTGTTAGTTGTTGCTTGTCAAAATCAACTGCTTGGGTTTGATTGCCCACACTCATAAAATTCTTAACAGTTAAACTTTTAATTTTAATCATAGTTCGTCATAGATTCCTAATAGCATTTTCTTATTGTAGTTTTCTGTGTCCAATGCAGTAATTTCCTTTGTAACAATTTCATCTACACTTTCAAATTGTGTAATGTCAATGTCGGTGTGTATTTCCTCATCTTTTTGACTTGGAATAAGTGTAATTTCTCTACAATCATAATCATTAATAAATGTTTCTTTGATAAAACTTGCTTCTTCATAACTAATAGGTAAGTCAAGTGTTACTCTAAGATACATTTTAGATTTAAGTAGTTTGTCTTTGTCATCTAATAGTTGACTTAGTTTCACTGTTCTATACTTAGGACAGTCTGGCCAATCAATGTATTGTGGTTCTTTGTTATTTTCTTTGTCAAGAATCATCATACCACGTTTGTCATCCCATGCATCTGCATAATTGTGTGGAAATGCGTTACCCATATAATGGATTGATCCTTGTACTTGACGTTTGTGAAAGTGTCCAGAGAACACGTATTCTTGATGCTTGAAGTGTTCTGCTTTTAGTTCTCCATGATCAGGCATTTGTACCATGGCATTCATATAGAAACTAGGCAATTCAAAATGACCAAACATATATCTTGCTTTGATGTTACTAATTTTTTTCCACTCATCACCTACTAGCCATGGGACTAGTGCAACATCATCTATTTCTAATATTTCATCTACGTATGTAATACCAGGAATATGTTTACCAAACTCGAGGCTGTATAAATCACGTTTGTCTTTGTAATATAAATCGTGGTTACCTGCAAAGAAATAAAACTTTTCAAATGCCGCACCTAGTTTTTCAAGACACCTAGTTGTGCTATCAAGTGTTTGCACATTAATAGTATTTCTGTTGTGATGCCAATCACCACAAAAGATACCGGTCTCACAACCGTTTTCTTTAGCTTGTTCTATAAACCAATCTACAAAGTCTTCACAATCTTGTAGATGTAGCCTACTGTTAGACTTCAACCCAAGGTGAATATCTGTAAATACTGCCGCTTTCTTAAACATTCGTACTCCTGTTTTATATAGTATACTTGAAAAAGTTACCTAAGTCAAGTATTTTTTACTTCTTTTGGATAGATTCCTTGGCTTCTTGGGTTTTTACACGATCCCATTCAGTTGATGCTTGTCTAGTGTAACTAGGATTCATATTGTTCATTTCTAATATGTCATCTCTGATGTTTTGATTGCGTTTTTCTATGTTAATAACTCTTACAAAAGAATTTGTAACTGCCGCAGTATAATAAGCGAACGGATTATTAGACTTTGACTCGTCGAACTGAAGTCCGATTTGAGCAAGCTGTAGTATTGCTTGTCCTCTCATTTCGTCATTGTATGTGTATCCACGTACATTTCCTCTTGTTGCATAACGATCGCACAATTTCATCCACATCAATGCAAGTTTGTTAGTGGCTTTGCCGTGATCTTTATTAAAGAAACCGTTTTCCATACCACCTTCCCAATGGCTTTTTCCTACACAAATAAGCTCATCATTTTCATCAAACTTAAAATGTTGAAAAGGAGGAAAGTTTAACTTTACTCTATAATCAGCAGGAGTTTTAGGATTCTTTTTACGGCCTGGTTCTTCTGGTATGTGATCAAAAGTCATAATTCTAAAGATCAATTCGTCTTTTTGTATCTTTCTGTAGTCAATTTCGAATTCAGCTAATTTTACTCTTTTGCCTTCTGACTTGGCTTGTTCAAAGTTTTGTTGTTGTAGCCTTTTGGCTTTATTGCGTTTTGCTTCTGCAATAGTCCTAATATTGATTTTATCAATGCTAGGCAAAATGATATCATATTGTCCATACTCGTTGTCTGTGTAACTACAAAATGTAGCCTTTGACTTGTGTATTTCTTTTAAAATATCCTTGTTGTTTAGATAATTTACACGTTTATTCATATTTTCTCCGATTATTTGTTATATTATAAACTACTCTGATAATTTTGTCAACTAAATAATGTATATAGGAGACAATTAATATGGCAACATTTTTCAAAGACGGCATCATATCTAAAGACGGCAAGAACATGGGTGTCAAGGTACCTCCAACAGGAACAAATGCTCCAGGACAAAATGTAGCAAGCGGTAATATTCCAGATTTTGCTTCAGATTTTGTTAGCGGCGCAAAAGACATAGGCCAAGACATATTTGACGGAATTTCAGGAGGTGCAGAAGATTTAGTTTCTGGATTGCGTGGAAAAAATTTACCAGGTAAAGCAGGCGCTAAACCGTTTGAAGCAAAGTCTCCAGCAAAATTTACTGCTGAATTAGAAGAAAAAGATTGGCGTGTCAAATTATCAGTTCCTAGATCGATTGGCAATTCCGGAGGAATGTTAAGTCCGCTGTTTGTACAAAACGACGGACATATGGTTTTTCCATATACACCATCAATTATTATAAGTCACAGTGCAAACTATAACACTGTGTCCCCTATACATAATAATTATCCGTTTTTTGCTTACCAGAACTCACAAGTGGACGCACTAACAATAGTTGGACAATTTTATTGTCAGAACAGTTTAGAAGCACAATATTGGACTGCTTGTTTGCATTATCTTAGAGTAATGACAAAAATGGATTATGGTTCAAGAAGTAGCGGTGCACCACCGCCTATTGCAAAACTAAATGGATATGGAGATTATGTTTTTAATAATGTTCCTGTAATAATACAAAACTTTACAGTTGATATGCCAAACGAAGTAGATTATGTTGCTTGTGGATTTACTCCAGGGGCAATAAGTCCAGTAGATTTTGGCGGAACTACTAAATTTGGTTGGGCACCATCAGAATCTCAATTTTCAATTACAGTACAACCAATATACAGCAGAGATAGTCAAACTAATTTTAGTTATAGAAACTTTATTAATGGAAGTGATTTAGGAAAGGGATATATTTAAATGCCAAGTTATAGTCCTTATGCAAAAACAAAAATTAACCGTGACGGAGCATTAGATATCTTGTCTATCAGACCTGTACCGGCTTATACAGATGATTCGTTATATACTATAGAACCTCAATATACTCATAGACCAGATTTATTGGCATACGATATGTACGGAGATAAAAATTTGTGGTGGATATTTGCACAGAGAAATTTAGATGTAATCGAAGATCCAGTTTACGATATGGTTCCTGGATTACAAATTTACCTACCAGAGCCCAGTCGTGTCAAAGAACACCTAGGAGACTAGTAGGCTAATGGCAACCTTTCGCACAGACCCACTTACGGGCAAAACTATCATTAGCAAAAATAATCAAGTCGGTAAAGACGGATACACACCTAATGAAAGAAAAGCCGGAATTGAAGTAAGAAATGCAGATGGTAGGTCAAATGTAGCAAGCAAGTTCAATCAATCTAAACCAGAAAATAACGGAGACCCTGAAGAAGCCAAGAGATTGATGCGAAAGTTTGGTTTTAATGGCCTTGCTAATTTTTATGAAGAAAATGGAAATGCCGCAGAGAATGGACAAATACCTCCAGTATTTTCAGGATTCTTAGATGATAAAGGTCTTGATACTGGCATCCCAGCGAGATTGAATCCCACAACTGGTCCTACTGCACAAGATTTTATTAATGCCGCACCTCAAGCAATGTATGCAAAAGACAGTGCAACAGTGGGTGACGAAGACAAGAATGCAGATTACATCACCGTAGAACCAAAGAGAGAAAGAACTTCAAGTCTTTTACCTTTAGCAAATGATCTTGAACCGTATGCATTAGTAAATCATATATTTTCTTTTGGTTGTATTAGTCCTCATGAATTAAACTATCCAGATGAAACTTATAGAAAAAACGGAATTAAAAACGGGCAACTTGTTTTTAGATCTGGTGCAGGACTTAAACCTCCTAAGAAGCCAAGGACAGCCGCAGAACAAGATTACAATGTAGATACACAATATTATATTGATAATGTTGAAATAGATACTTATATTGCACCTAATAAGAAAAGTCGACAAACAAATTTCTTTCAAATTAAATTTGAAGTTAGAGAACCATATAGTATGGGACAACTATTTCAAACACTGCAACTTTGTGCTTTAAATGCAGGATATAGAAATTATTCTGAAGCACCTTGGTTATTACATTTGTTTTTTGTCGGTTGGAAGGATGTTGAAAACATCAAACCAGCATCACCTTTTGCACAGAAGCTACTTCCATTGAAGATTGTTACAGTAGACTTTGAGGTTGATACAGAAGGTTCTAAATATAATTTTTTATGTAGTGCATACAACGATGAAGCATTTACTGATGCAGTGCAATCTTTACCAACTGACATAGTAGTATCAGGAGGTACTTTAGAAGAGATTTGTCAATCGGGATTTGATAGTCTTTCTACCCATATAAACACTCATTATCTAAATGCACAGAACAATGATAAAAATAAATTTGAAATCGACGAGTATATAATTGCATTTCCTTCAGAATTAGCAAGTGCAAAAAAAGCCGCACTATACAAAACTGATACTAAAGAAAATCAGCAGGCTACTGTTGGCGACAGAGAACTTAGAGATATTAATTATGATGATGCAATATCTACAGCTGGCCAAGACATTAATTTTACAAGAATGTATTCAGGCGGCCCACCTTTTGAGAATAGGTATATGGGTGATGACTATTCAAAGAAAACTTTTGTTAATAATAGATTAGGTTACAGTGTAAAAAGAAGTAATTTAAGTGAAGCAATTAAAAAAGTTATTACTAATAAAGAAACAGGTATTAATCCAATAGGCGCATCAAAAATCCAACCAGACGAACCTTTAGGTGGAGGTGACAGTCAATTTGCAAAAACCAAATTTATATATAATGAACAAGCAAATAACTGGAGTAGAGGTGCAACAACAATTGATCCAAAAAAACGCACAATACAATTTAGAGCAGGTACTAAAATACAGCGTGTAATAGAAGAATTGGTTTTAATTAGTTCTTACGGTCAAAGCCTATTAGATCAAAAACCCAGTAAATTAGGTTTTCTAGATTGGTTTACAATACAAGCAGAATTGTTTATTGTTGAGGACAAAGAATCTGAAAAGATTGTTGGAAGAATGCCTCGTATATATGTTTACAATGTGATTCCTAGACAAGCACATGTATCAGAATTTCAAATGCCTAATGAACCTCCAAAAGGTTACAATGAACTAGTGAAGCAAGCGGCAAAAGCATACAATTACATGTATACAGGATTAAACAAAGATATACTTGATTTTGAAATTAGGTTAGATAACACATTCTACGCTTCAATAGCACATGATAGAGGAAACAACAACAAGTCAGATGATCCATCTGAAAGAGGTGATAGCGATCCTAACTTAACAGTTGGACTTTCAGGAAACAAAGGACAAACTATATCTGCTCTAGCTGATGCAAAAACTATAGCCGGACAATTAGCAAATGATACAACTCCGCTGTCAGCAGGAGCAGTATCAGAAAATACAAGAATTCAAATAGCAAGATCTTTTAACGAAGCAATAGTAAACAGTGAAGCTGATATGATTTCGTTGAATCTTAGAATATTAGGAGATCCTTACTATATTGCAGATAGCGGCACAGGCAATTACAATGCTGAACGAACAGCATATATTAATGTTAATTCAGACGGTTCGATAGATCATCAAACAAGTGATGTTGATATCAAACTACAATTTACAACACCTATAGATATAAATCCTGCCGCAGGAAATTATCTCATGGACAATAGAATCATAGGTGTCAGTAACTTCAGCGGTCTTTACCGAGTAATTAGTGTAGCTAATAGATTTGAAGGAAATTTATTTACGCAGGATTTACAATTAGTAAAACGAACAAACTTTGATCTTAAAGACCAAGGTGAAAACAATGATACTAAGAAATTTGAACCTTCTAAAGAATGGGTGAAAAAAGCGGCCGCAGTAGAAAGAATATATTCTAAGGATTCAGATGAATACAGATATGTAGAAGCTCAAAAAGACGGAATAGTTGAATCCACAGAGTTACAAGGACTCACAGGTGATTACAAAGATACTGCCTATCTTCAAAAACTTGCAGAAAATGTTAAGAAGGCAGAAGAAAAAGCCGCAGTGCCTCCAGTGTATCAAGATGCTATCTTACGAAAAGCAAATCAAGGAGCTAAGTCTACAGCAGATCAAGCTGAATCTAGTGCTAATTCAGGAACAACCGGAACAGCAAAAAGTAAAAAGAGTGAACCAGTTACAACAGGTGCAGGATATATTGACCAAAATGGTTTATGGGTACCATATGGAATAGGAAGTTAAATGGACGACAAGCAATTAAAACACGGAAGCCAACATAAGAGATCCGCAGGTGCCGGCGGCGGCAGAATGTCACCTGGTCCTTATATTGCTAAGGTTATAAGTCATTTGGATACCAAACGTCAAGGTTCGTTAAAGGTACAATTACTTACAGATGCTATATCAGGTAACGATAAAAAACAAGATGGACAGTTATTCACAGTAAGATATTGTATGCCTTTCTATGGTGTAACAAATGTAGAAAGTAATCAAAAAAATAACGACTATTATTCATCTCAACAAAGCTACGGATTTTGGGCAGTTCCACCTGATCCAGGAACAAAAGTAATGGTAATTTTTGCTGAAGGTTTGCCTAATCAAGGTTATTGGATTGGTTGTATACAAGATGAATATATGAATTTCCAAGTACCCGGAGGATATCCTTCAGATAAGGGTGACAACATTATACAGAATACCGTTCCTAATGATTTTAAAAATTTACCTTTACCAGTTGGTGAATTTAATAAAAAATTAAGAGACAGTAAAAAAAGTAATAATCCAGATAGGTTTCCGCGTCCTCATAATCCAATGATGACAGCAGTATTGGGTAAACAAGGCTTACAAGAAGATATGATAAGAGGACTAACATCTACATCATCTAGACGAGATTTACCTAACACAGTGTATGGTTGGAATACACCAGGACCTTTAGATAAACAAGCAGGAAGACCAAAAGGCAAATACGGGGAAGCAGGCGCAGAAAAAGATGTGTATAGAAGTAGACTAGGAGGATCTGCATTTACAATGGATGATGGAGATCCTACACTGCTAAGAGAAGGTCCTGCAACGCAAGTTGGTGCAGTATACTATGATATCGAAACTACTCCAAAAAATGTATCTAAGGCTGATGTTACATTACCTTTTAATGAACATATAAAATTAAAAACTAGAACAGGACATCAGATTCTATTACACAATACAGAAGATTTAATTTACATAGGTAATGCAAACGGTAGCACCTGGATAGAACTTACAGGTAATGGCAAAATTGATGTATATGCACAAGACAGTATAAACATCAGAACAGAAACAGATCTAAATATTACAGCTGATAGAGACATTAACATCCAATCTGGTAGAGACACAAACATTACTACAGGTAGAGATTTCAAACACAGAGTAAATCAAGATAGTGATGTAAGTGTTGCAAAAGATTCTAAAGAATTTGTTGGAGCAGATAGAGATGTTTGGGTTGGAGCCTTAAACACAAGAGCTGTAGGTGAAGATGAAGATGTTCAAATTAAAGGAACACAGCGTACAACTATAAACGGAGATTATAATCTACAAGTAAGCAAAGATGGACACATTGCTATAAACGCAAACTTCCACAGTAAAGTGGTTGGTGATTATAGGCAGACTGTAAATGGTGCGTTTAATTTAAACACACTTGGCGAAAACAAACTTACTAGTTATCAAAGCACACAAATTAGAAGTTTTCTAAATAATAAATTTGATGCTAATACAGGAAACACAGAAATAAAATCAGGAATAAATCATCTTGAAACAGCAGGCAATCATATACACATGAATAGTACTATACCAGCAACATCAGCAGATACAGCAGATGTAATTGGCGATACATTCACTAAAGTAGCAACTGGCAACTCTCTTGACGATGCCGATGAAGTACGTGATAAAGATAACCAAGTAATTAATGATGCTGACGGAAATCCATTAAGAGTAACAGCAGATGCGGCACGAGCCGACGAAGCCCTTATTGCACTACGTCCTAGACGTATTCCAAGACACGAACCTTGGGAAGGTCATGAAAATTATAATCCTACAGGACATACACCAGGAACCACAGCAAGTATTGAAGCACCTGCTCCTGAAGTCAGAATACTTTCGCCTTTGATAGACAAAGCAGGCGATCAACCTGAATATAATGATACTTCTGGAATTTACAATGCACAAGATCCATACATTAAAAATGCAGAAGGAAAAACAGTTAGAGAAGAAATAGAAGTAGTTGCAAGTAAAGACACAGACAGAGATGGCGAACAACCTGCAGATCCTGTGCCTGTAATAGAACAACAAAGATATTTCTTGTCAGAGCTAATCAAGGGATTAGGACTACCAGCCGCGACCTGTTTGAATTCTGCTAATCCTGCAGACCTTGCACCTGGCGAAGTACCAGGTAATGCACAAGCACTGGCAATGGCTATGGCACAAATTCAAAAAGAATGTGCCTTTGAACCTAAGAGCGAAAACATGAGATATAGTGCAGAAAGATTGATAGCAGTTTGGCCTAATAGATTTGGCTCAGCAACGGGTCGAAGAAAGGCTAGAGAACTAGCGGCGGCAGGGCCTGCGGCAATAGCAAATTCAGTTTATGGTAACAGAATGGGCAATGGTCCAGCAACTACTGGAGACGGATATAGATATAGAGGTAGAGGATTAATTCAAATCACAGGTAAAAGTAATTACAAGACATATGGTGGAAAAGCTGGTGTTGATATAATAAAGAATCCTGCACTTGCTAATGATCCTATAGGTGCAACAAAAATTGCTGTAGCATATCTAAAATCAAAAAGTGTATCTTGGGATAGTTTTAATTTTAACTCGTTAGGATCAGAGTTTCAAAAAGCAGTTGGATATGCCGGTGGACAAGCAAATACTAACAGTAGAATAAAACTAGGTAAAGGTTTTTACCAACGTATTTCCAACGGTGAATTAACACCATTAGCAAGTGTTACTCCACCAACACCAATAGATAACGGCAATGGAACATCAAAGGTACAATAATGCATGAATTTGTAATAATGAAAAATAACCAACTTTTAACATACACAAATTATGAGGATATTCCTCTAGACTTTGATCATGTTATAAAGTTTCGACCTCAAATTCCTGAAGGTCCTCACACAGAAGAACAACACGAAGAAATTGAACAATGGAATACAAAATTACAAAGATTAATGGAGATTGAACGTGCCAGCAGTTTGTAGAGGTGATAGCGTTGATGAAGATGTAGCACATTGCTCTACTCCTTTTAGAGATCAGTGTAGTGGTGATGTTTTTGTTAATGGGACAGGAGTATCTCGACAAGGCGATAATAACACAAGTCACGATGTTCCACCGGACCCGTGTGGCACACATGCACAGCCTATTACAACAGGTAGTACAGAAGTTTTTATAAATGGCAAAGGTTGCGGCCGTGTTGGAGATGCTATTACTAGTTGTACAAGCGTTTCAACAGGAAGCGAAACAGTTTTCGCTGGTCCTTAATGAAAGGTAAATATTAACATGGCAGACTTATATAAACAAATTAAAATTACTCCTAAAAGAGAGAAATCACCACCTATAAAACAGAAGGCTTATAGGGGGTTTAGCACAGTAAATCCTGAAAACAGTTCTTTTCAGCAGTATGATATATCTTTAATAAAACAAAATCTATTAAATCACCTTAACATAAGACAAGGTGAAAAGCTAAGTGATCCTACTTTTGGTTGTATTATTTGGGATGCCTTATACGAACCACTTACAACAAGATTGAAAGAAGCTATTACAACAAATGTTACAAATATAGTAAACTATGATCCAAGAACCCGTGCATCTGAGGTGCAAGTGTCTGAATACGAAAGTGGTTTACAAATTGAATGTACACTTTTATATTTAGACTACAATATAAGTGAAAATTTAAAAATGCAGTTTGACAAAAACATTGGGTTGACGTGATAGAATTAACTACTAGTATTATTGTTTATAATAAATACTGTAGCATTAAAAGAAGGATAATCAATGTCATCAACCGACAGACAAAATAGACTGCTACTAGCAGAAGATTGGCAAAAAGTATATCAGAGCTACCGTAATGCGGAGTTCCGTAGTTACGATTTTGACACACTTAGAAGGGCAATGATTACCTATCTAAGAAATAATTACCCTGAAGACTTTAACGACTATGTTGATACATCGGAATATCTTGCACTAATCGATATGATTGCCTTTTTAGGGCAAAATATTAGTTATAGAGTCGATCTTAATGCGAGAGAAAATTTCTTAGAACTTGCAGAACGTAGAGAATCAGTGCTACGTCTAGCACGTATGCTATCTTACAATCCAAGACGTAACCAAGCCGCTAATGGATTATTGAAATTTGAGAATGTAAGCACTACAGAAAATATTACAGATAGTAATGGAAATAATTTATCTGGCCAGACAATAAGCTGGAATGATCCTAGTAACTCAAATTGGGCAGAACAGTTTAGAAGAGTTTTAAATGCATCACTACCACAAAATGGGACTGTAGGAAAACCTATTAAATCAAAAGTTATAAATGGTGTGTTGACGCAACAGTATAGATTTAACAGTGGAGGAACAGATGTTCCTGTATTTGGTTTTACAAAAGCTGTTAACGGACTACCATCACAGTTTGAAATAGTATCAACAGGCATTGATGATGATATCAATACTATTAAAGAAGAAAATCCTGTACCTGGAACATCTCTAGCATTTTTATTTAGAGAAGACGGCAGAGGTTCAGGAAGTTCAAACACAGGATATTTTGTACATTTTAGACAAGGGCAACTAAAATCAAATTTATTTAATGTAGGCAATCCAAGTGCCAATCAAACCATTGCAGTTGAAGCACAAAATATAAACGACACTGATGTATGGTTATATTCATTAGATCAAAATGGAGTCGCAGATAGAATATGGACAAAAGTAAGTTCATTGGAAGGTAACAATGCAATTTACAATAGTGTGAACAAACGTATTAGAGATTTTTATGTAGTACAAACAAGAGCTGATGACGAAGTTAGTTTAGTTTTTGCTGACGGAACTTTTGGTAACCTACCAGGAGGAAGTTTTAGAGTATACTACAGAACAAGTGCTAATAGAGCTATGGTGATTAATCCAAACGAGTTGACTGGCATCACATTTGAACTTCCATATACAAGTAGAGCAGGGATAACAGAGACTTTAACAATCGGTGTTGAATTAAAGACACCAATCACTAATGCAACGACCAGTGAGTCAACTGCAAGTATTAGAACAAACGCACCACAGACATACTATACACAAAATAGAATGATCACTGGTGAAGACTATAATATTGTACCTCTAACAAGTAATCAAGAAATAATTAAAGTAAAATCAACTAATAGAACCACTAGTGGTATTAGTAGATATTTTGATTTAAAAGATGCAACTGGAAAATATTCAAGCACAAATTTATTTGGTTCTGATGGTATACTTTATAGAGAACCTTACGAAAGCAAAACGTCATTTACTTTTGCAACACAAACAGATATTGAAGGCGTAATAGAAAATAAAATTTTACCTATAATACAAAGTAGAGCTATAAGTAATTTCTATTTTGGTAATTACGCAAAAATTATTGTTAGCGACCTAAATGCAACTTGGAAACAATCTACAAAGACAACAAATAGTTCTACAGGACTGTTGAATAATATAAGTGACATCCCTTATCAAGTAGGAACATTTACAGGTGGTTCATTAAAATATGTTGAAGCAGGAGCATTGCTTAAATTTAAATCTCCAGCAGGATTTTACTTTATTGGTGAAGGTGAGTTGACTAGCAATAGTAAAGCTAAAGGTGCAAGTGATTACAAATGGGTGAAAGTAATTAGTGTAAACGGTGCAGGAACAAGTGTAGACAGTGTAACTGGACAAGGTCCAATTGTATTCAATGAAATACTACCTTCAAACAGTATACTAGAAGAAGTAAAACCAAAAATAGTCAAGGATATTTCAGATGATGTGAGATCACAGATAATTGATCAAGTATTTGCATATAAAACATTTGGTTTACGATATGACCAAGTAGGAAGAGCTTGGAGAGTAATTATTAACGAGAACTTAAACACAATTGATGTTTTTAGTAATGGTAAAACGGGTGATGTTACTAACAACCAATTAGACTCTAGTTGGATTATTTTATTCCAAACTAACGGAGAAAAATATACTATAACTAACAGAGGATTGCGTTATATATTCGAAAGCGATAAAGAATTAAGTTTTTACTTTGACGGACAAAATAAGATTTATGATTCACAGACAGGACAACTTGTAAAAGACAAAGTTGCAATTATGAATTTCAATACTAAACCAGATTCATTAGATGCATTTAATAATGATATTAATTGGGAAATAGTCAAAGAATTTAGAAACACTGACGGTTATGTTAATAGTAAAAAAGTTGAAGTTAGTTTCTTTGATTTAAACGAAGATGGTAGTGTTGACGATCCTGATATTTTTGATAATGTAGTTGATCCTTTAACAAATAGTTCTACAAAATATATTTTCTTAAAGAAAGTTTCATCGGATCAAGGATTTAGCAAATTTAATTATGATAGTAAGGGCAGTGAAATAAAAATTGTAAGCACAGAAATAGACATAGGTGCCTACAGTCAATACACAGCAGGACAAGTATTTTATATTATTGATAATGATAATTTTAAAATATTAAACAATGGTGTCTTAAGTGTTACAGCAGACTACAAAGCACATGTAGGAAGATCAGATCTAAAATTCCAATATGTACACAGTGCAGATGAAGGAAACAGAATTGATCCTAGTGCAAGTAATATTATTGATATTTACTTACTAACAAAAAAATATGATACAGATTTTAGAAGTTACATTAGAGGCGAAACAAATGATTTGCCTTTGCCTCCAAGCACTGATGAATTATTCCAAAATTATGGTACAAAAATTGGTTTATACAAATCAATTAGTGATGAAGTAATTTATCATCCTGTTGAATACAAACCATTATTCGGAACACATGCACAGGATAATTTACAAGCAACAATCAAGATTGTAAAAAATGGCGGCGAAGTAGTTAATAATAATCAATTAAAAACAAATGTTATTAATGCTGTAAACAGATTCTTTTCATTACAAAATTGGGACTTTGGAGAAACATTCCACTTTACTGAACTTGCAACTTATGTGATGAATCAAGTAGCACCAGATGTTGTAAATATTTTACTTGTACCAAAACAAGCTACACAAGGTTTTGGCAGTTTGTATGAAGTAAAATCAGAAAACAACGAAATCTTTATTAATGACGCAACAGTTGACGATGTAGAAATTATAGACTCGGTAACAGCATCAAGAATACAGGCTTCAGGAAATGTTATAACAGCAACAGGTACAACTAACACAGGTATAAGAAGTCAATCATTAACGACTTCAACTACAGCAAGCACAACGACTAGCACCGGAACAACTACAACTACTACAACAAGCAGTACTAGTAGTTCAGGTAGTTCAGGCGGTTCAGGTTCAAGCGGCGGAGGCGGAAGCTCCGGCGGCGGTGGAGGCTACGGGTACTAATGGCGCAAGATGAAAGTCCAATTCCAGTTCCAATAAATGGAAATCACAAAAGAAAAGCAACTGATCTATTACCAAGATACTTTAGAACTACTGCAAACAAGAAGTTTATAACAAGTACATTAGATCAATTAATGCAACCTGGCGTGATCGAAAAGGTTGACGGGTTCATAGGTAGAAAAGATGCTAAGGCATTTAAGGCATCCGATAATTATATTCCGGATGTTTCAGCAGATAGAGAAAATTATCAGCTAGAACCTGTAGCTATAATTACAGATAAACTTGGCAATACTACATTTTACAAAGATTATAGAGACTATGTAAATAGTTCTAAAATTAGAAATACAGACAATGCTGATCATAGTAAGTATAGTTCGCAAGAATACTACGCTTGGGATCCACACATCAATTGGGACAAGTTTGTTAACTTTAGAGAATATTATTGGCTTCCAGCAGGTCCTGACGAAATACCAGTGTATGGAACTGCAAGAGATATTATTAGCACATTTTCTGTAAAGCGTCAAGATAATGTTGATAATAACAGTTATATTTTTAGCGAAGAAAATAAAGTTAGTAATCCTACTTTAACATTATATAGAGGACAAACTTACAACTTTGATATTGATGCTACTGATATGCCTTTCAGTATTAGAACTAGCACAGATATTGATAATGATACAAATTTATATAATGTAGGTGTAAGTCAACAAAAGGTTGAGCAAGGTACAATAACTTGGAAAATTGATTTAGAATCTCCTGATACTTTATATTATACAAACGGAAATGATATAGAAGCTTCTGGTTTAATTATTATTAAAGATATTATTGATGCTACTGAACTTGACGTAGGTTCAGATATTGTAGGTAAAAAAACTTACACAATGCAAAATGGTTATGATTTAACTAATGGCATGAAAGTAAAGTTTTATGGGACAATTACACCTGCTAAGTATGGTGAAGGCAATTGGTATGTAGAAGGTGTTGGCGATTCAATAAAATTAATATCTGAGTCTGACCTTGTTATTACAGCTGATTATTTAACCGATATTTCTACAGAATTTGATGCACAAGGATTTTCTTCATTACCATTTGATGATGCTACTTCCTATGCTACATTAAAAGATTATATTGTCATAAACAGAGCGTCTAAAGACGGAAACCAATGGTCACGTTACAATAAATGGACACATAAAAGTGTAATTGAAAATATAGCACAAATTAATAATGTTCCTGTGGTTCTTGATCAAAATTACAGAGCTACAAGACCTATTATTGAGTTTGATGCAGGTTTAAAACTGTATAATTTTGGAACACAATCTAAAACATCAGTTGATCTTGTTGATACAGTTACCAAAGATGTATTTTCAGATATTGAAGGACAAGTAGGTTATTTTGTTGACGGTGTAGAATTAGTTAATGGTATGCGTGTTTTATTTACAGCAGATCCAGACAGTCTTGTTGCAGGAAAAATTTACGAAGTAAATTTTATAAGTCAAAACGGAAATTTACAACTTGCATTAAAAGAAACTACTGACGCGATTCCACAGACAAACGAAACTGTTTTGGTAAAGTCTGGTACAAACTATAAAGGAAAATTATTTTTTTATGATGGTACAACCTGGAAACAAACACAAGATAAAACAAAAGTAAACCAACAACCATTATTTGATTTATATAATGATGCAGGAACTCAGCTATCGACTTTAGAATCAAGTACATTTAGAGGAAACAAAATTTTTAGTTATAAAGTTGGTACAGGAGTTAACGATACAGAACTAGGATTTCCACTAAGTTATAGAACGATTGAAAACAGCGGTGATATTGTATTTGATTTCAATTTATTAGCAGACACTTATCAATATGACGAGTTGACAGATGTATTTACTGTAAGTACCGACACAGCGTTACTAAGAAAATATACAGATAGAACAAGTTTTACAAACGTATCAGGTTGGACAAAAGCTCCTACAAAGTCTACTCAACCTGTCGTAAAACAAGTAACAGTCGGTCAAAGAACTAATAACTTTATTGTAGATACGTATACTAACAGTGGCGACTTAAATGACCTTATAGTAAAAGTTTATGTAAACAATGAACGTAAGCGTGAAAACACACATTACACAATCAATAGAGTCAACGGGTATGCATACATAACTTTTATTGCAGAACTGAGCACTAACGATAAACTTGTTTTAAAGACAACTTCAAGTGCACCTAAGAGATCAGGTTTTTATGAATTTCCTATTAACTTTGAAAAGAATCCACAAAATGAAAATGTTACTACATTTACATTAGGAGAAGTATTAGATCATGTAGATAGTATAGTCGATAATGTAAATGGTTTTACAGGAGTCTTTCCCGGAGTAAGCAATCTAAGAGATATAGGTGACGCATCTAAGTACGGTTTGAAGTTTGTACAACATAGTGGACCTATAAATCTTGCATTGTTTAATTTAACAAATAAAGATTATGATGCTATTGAGGCACTTAAATATTCAGGATTTGAATACATCAAATTTAAAAGAGAATTTCTAAGAATCGCAAATGAACTAGGTTTTGAAGGTACAGACAAAATACATGTAGATAAAGTTTTATTTGAACTAAGTGCAGATAAAAATAATACAGATCCTTTTTATTTTAGTGATATGTTACCACAAGGTGGCGATACAAAAGTCACACATAACATAGAAGACTCTTCACAAACAATTTTTAGTTTAACAAGAGGCATTGATTTTACTACACTGTCTGATAAAGCAGTTTTAGTTTACTTAAACCAGAAACAATTAACTATTAACAAAGATTACACAATAAGCACTGACGGATTTTTAACATTATTAAATGCACCCACAGCAGGTGATGTTTTAGATGTTTATGAATATATTACCACAGACGGTTGTTGGATTCCGCCAACACCTACAAAGTTAGGTTTATATCCAAAATTTACTCCTGAGATATTTCTAGACGACACTTATCTAGACACTCCTACAGACTCAACAGGACCATGGAAAGTATATGGCAGAGACGAACAAACAACATTGTCTTACAAAGGAAAAGTTGGCTGGTTTTATCCGTTATTTACAGATGAACTATCCGCACAACAAGAAGATCTAAGAAACGGTGGAAGTGGTTCAGCACATACTCATGTATTTGCAGGTTCAAATACTTTATTTTACATGCCTAGCGGCAGTGGCGGAATGAATCATGCAACTAACGATACACAAGTAATTGACGAGTATCCAAATGCAAAAGCAATGCTACAAGGACATGACGGAAGTTTATGGAGATGTTTTGGTGACTTTAGAGATAATTTATTATTGGATTTTGAAAAAAGAATATACAATAATCTAAAAATGCCATATGATGAAAGTGTATTAGATATCGCTGATTATGTAAACAGCAAAAGCAGGAATACAAGTTTCACTAGGACACAAATTTCTAAAACAATGATTTCTGAATTCAATAGCTGGTTAGAAACTGTTGGCACTCCTGATTATGTAGCAAACAATTATTATAGAGTAGGAGATGGATTTACTTTTTATTACGGAGCGGCAAGTGATCCATATGGTAACCCACTTTCCGGATTTTGGAGATCAATTTACAAAGATTTTTATAACACTGACAGACCACACAGTCACCCCTGGGAAATTTTAGGATTCAAAGAGAAACCAGATTGGTTTGATGACGAATATGGTCCTGCTCCATATACTAGCAATAATTTATTATTATGGGAAGACTTGTCCAAGGGTATAGTTAGGGGTAAGTCAGGATCTAAGGTAACTTATAGAAATAAATTTAAGAACGAAGATATCTTTAGTTATATTCCAGTTGATGAAAATGGAAATCTTCTTCCTCCTAACCTAACAGGTTATTCTCAAGGTAATATAAGCACAACATATAATTATGAATTTAAATTTGGTGACGAAGCACCTGTAGAAACTGCATGGAGAAGAAGTTCTCATTATCCATTTAGTTTAATGATATCGTGGGCATTAAATCAACCAGCTCAGTTTTTTGGACTGGCATTTGACAGAAGCAGAATTACACGTAACGGTGCAGGACAATTAGTTTATAGAGATACAAGTAAACGTATTGAATTAAGTAAACTTAGATTTCCAAACAGTGCATCCGATTCTCAGAGAGTATATACAGCAGGAATACTAAACTATATCCAAGGATATCTTGCAGGTAATGAAACTTTAAGATTTAAAGAATACCAAGATAACATTACAAATTTACAAAACAAACTCGGAGCCAAGTTAGGTGGATTTACACAAAAACAAAAATTTAGATTAATTTTAGATTCAAGAACGCCAACTAATGAAGGTAACGTTTTTGTACCTGATGAAAACTATTCAATACATTTGACAAAAAGTATTCCTATTGATGTATTTTCTTACAGCGGAATGATAATTGAAATCACTCCTTCCGGATATACTGTCAAAGGATACGATAAAGATAATCCTGTTTTCAAGTATTATCCAGTGCGAAGAAAAAATAGTGACCAAACAATAAGTGTTGGCGGAATAAGTGAAAACTTTTTGACATGGACAGAAGGTAAAACATATGAGGCAGGACAGATAGTTGAACTATCTGATAATTATTATAGAGTAAAAATAAGCCATACGTCTGGTGAAGGATTTAATCAAGATAATTTTCAAAAACTTGCAGAACTTCCTGAAGAAGGAGGAGCAACAGCACAAATAGCAACAAACTTTGATACAACATTAGTAGAAATGCCATATGGAACTTTGTTGAGAGAAAAACAAGATGTTGTAGATTTAATGCTAGGTTACCAACATTACTTACAAAAAGTTGGATTTAGATTTGATAACTTTAATCAAGACATTGAAGAAATTGAAAATTGGCAATTAAGTGCAAAAGAATTTTTATTTTGGACAACTCAAAATTGGCAAGATGGAACTATACTTACTGTAAGTCCTAGTGCAAGACAAATAGAATTTTTTAGAAATAATGTTGTTGTAGACGATATATATGACAACTTTTATGATTATAGTTTATTGAAAGCTGACGGTAAAAGATTACTTGCAGATTTTGCGACTACTGAAAGAGATAATACAAACGAATTTGGTATCTATGTCAAAAACACAGAAGAAGGTATCTTCCATCTTAAAATTCCTGTAATCCAACATGAACATGCAGTTCTGATTGATAATAAAACTGTATTTGGAGATGTAATTTATAATAGACCTCAAGGATATAGACAAGAAAGAATTAAAGTTAAAGGATATAGATCAGATGAATGGAACGGTTCATATAACATTCCGGGATTTATTTATGATGATGCAGTGCCAACTGAATGGCAATCTTATCAAGATTATCCTATAGGAGCACTTGTAAAATATAAGCAATATTTTTATGTTGCACAAACAAAAGTTGTAGGCACAGAAAATTTTAACGATAAACTTTTTTTACGCTTAAATGAAAAACCAGAACAGCAATTACTTCCTAACTTTGATTATAAAGCAAAACAATTTGCTGACTTTTATGATTTAGATAGTGATAATTTTGATGTTGAACAACAAAAACTTGCACAACATCTTACAGGATATCAAAAACGCAAGTATTTAGAAAATATTATTAATGATGATGTAGCACAATATAAATTTTATCAAGGGGCAATACAAGATAAAGGAACAAAAAATGTTCTTACAAAGTTATTTGATAAACTAGGAAGTGCAACAAAAGATAGTTTAGAATTTTATGAAGAATGGGCAGTGCGTGTAGGACGTTACGGGGCAACAACAGGTGATGACCAATTTGATATTATATTTGATGAACAAAAATATAGACAAGAACCACAACAAGTACAACTTGTAGATGCAATAGATCCTACAGACACAAGTCTAATATACAAATTAGATAGAAATAATGTTTATGTCAAATCCGAAAATTATAATCATAAACCTTTACCTGTAAAATATTTTAATGATGACAATAGTTTTACTAAAACAGCCGGCTATGTAAATCCAAGTGATGTATCTTTATCATTATTAAATTATAATGACTTGCTTACACAATCTAACCTAGCAACAAACAGTTATGTTTGGACTGCTACAGATAAAACACAGCAGACATGGGGAGTATACAAACTTGTAGCTACAGATTTACGAATCACAGGCTTTACTGCTAGTAACGCAAATAAATTTACAATTACATGTGATAAGGTTGCTAACTTTGATACTGGTGATATTATTGGAATTAATGATATAGATGACGCAACTAATGGTTATTATAAAGTAGTAAGTTCATCTTTAAATGTAGTAACATTAGAATCTACTGAAGGTGAAGATATAAGTGAACCAGAAGCTGATGCTGAATTTAATGGTTATGTAACTGAGTTCAAAATAGCAAGATTGCCTTCATTGTCATTAGCTAATGACAGCTTAGGTGTAAGCAACATTAATAATACTATATGGGTTGATGATGACGATACAGGAAAATGGTTAACATTAAGCAATAGGCAAATATTTGAACTTAAACCTAATATTGTAAACACAGCCGCAGGTTTATTAGATTCTACTGAAAAAGATTTTGGTACAGCATTTAGTGTAACAAGTAATAATAATCGTATTGCAATTACTGCTCCTAAAGATTTAAACGGTAGTGTATACATTTTCCAAAGACCAAGTGATAATAACGAATTTGGTTTCTTGCAACAGATTGATGAGCAATTATTCTTGTTTGACTCTAACGGAGGATTTGGACAGAGTGTAGCAGTTAGCCCAGATGGAAAATATCTAGCAATAGGTTCTCCACATGCATCTAATGTAAAAAGTAAATTAAAAGGCGATTATAATAATAAGAATGCTTACAGTCAAGGTGATATAGTATTATATTCTGAACAATTATGGAGAGCAGATAGAAATATTGATGCAGATGCTACCCAAGTTTATAGTAATCATTCATCTAACGCTCAGTCAAAAGAAGATGAATACGATTCAACTTCACAATCATATCCGACTATTGAATACATTGTTCGTGGAGACTATACTTTAGGTGCTGATTCAGATACTGACCATATATTAATACGTGCAGAAAAAGAACAGTTTGAAGGAACTAAACCTGGCGACATTCTAACATTAAAATGGAACAAATATACTACTTCTTATCAAGCAGGTTTGTTACCATTTAACGGAGACAGCACATTAACTGAATCATTAATTAATGGTAATCATACTATTGTAAACAAAGTACAACACATAATTCATATTCAGAGTGCGTTAAGTGTACCTGATGCAGGTGCAGAAATAACAACCGATACTTGTAGAGCGACTATTGCATATCGTAGAACAAACGATGAAAATGAAATGACTGTTTATATTAAAGATGTAAATGGTGCATTCCAAGGTTCAGGAAAAATTTATGCAAATGGAATATTAATTGGTGATTACGAAGAGTCACTTAACATAACTGACAACTATCATTCAGGTTGGTGGTACGTATCGATAGGAAGCACATTTAGCTCAACAAACTTAACAGAAACAAATGCAAATTTAGTTATACAAGACATCACACCAGAGAATGAAATTGTAAACAATCCTTTCTTTAGTAATATTTTAGATACTAAGTTTGTTTCATCAGTAAGTAATCCTACAAAAGCATCTGAATTTGGTATACTATCACATACACAAGGTCAAAGTGATATACAAGTTTTAGATAGTAAATGGTGGATAAGAACACCACTGGATCACGGAAATAGTATTACACCAGGCGACAAAACAAGAGTTTGGATAAACACAATACGTGTGAATGGATTAGTACAAGATCCTAATGCTATTGGACTTACATCTAGCTATGTTAATGGCACAGAGCATACTGTCGCTGATGTATGGAACGGATACGTAGAGGTAAGATTAACAAATTTTGATCTTAACGGTGATCCTTTCATTCCAAATGTGGGAGACACACTTACTGATACAGCAACTGGTTCTACCGCAGAAATTGCATTTATTGAAAGAGCATTTGCTACTGCAAAAATTTATTTAAAAAATAGAAATGGGACCTGGGCTGTAGGTTCTGATTTTGGAGTGAATTCAAACGCAACATTTATTGAAAATGATTCTACAGTAAGAACTATTGGTCCTATTAATTCAGCTCACATGGAAAATTCTATTTCAGGACCTATTATTGTAGTAGAAAGCGGAACAAACATTCCAGTAGTAAATGGAAACAATTATCTACGTGATTTAGAATATTGGATTTATTCTTCTAATAACATTCAAGGTATTACGGATACTGCTAATCCGCCGTCTTCTATTAACTTAGATTGGAAAAGAGTTTATAATATTCCGGTAATTGCAGAAGGATATGGTACAGGACTTAATGAGCAAGGTACTTTTGCAATTTATGAAATGAAAGGCGTAACGTACCAGCTAATTAGTTATTACACAGTGCCTAATAGTGCAAATAATAGAAAGTTAGGTACAAAATTAAAATTTGTTCAGCCCGACTCGTCTAGTTATAAACTTTATGTACATGCTGAAGGAGACGGCACAGAATCTAACCAAGGAAGAGTATATTTTGTTAATAAGAATGCAACAGATGATTGGGCATTATCTGTACAACAAAATTATAGAGGAGACTTTAGAGTTTCAGCAACATATTTTGAAGGTGAATTTGTAAGATTTGGTGAAACAATTTACAAAGCAAATACTAATTTAATACCAGGCACTTTCAATGTTAATCAGTGGACTGCTCAAACAAGCGGATTAGATCTATTAGGTTATGTTCCTAATGATACTAATTTCTCACTAGTAGAAAGCACACTTGAGCAAGATAATTTAGAGGCATTTGGATCTGATTTCGATGTTAGCTCTAAAGGTGAAGTCTTAATTGCTAATTCAGTATATACGAGTGTATATGAAATAGAATCCGGCGGCGTTACTCTAGGACTAGATAGTAGTATAGCAAATAGAAAAGTAGTTGTATACAGATTAAACGGAACAAACTACGAATATTCACAAATACTTGAACCTTTTAACCAAACTGAAGACTATGGATCAACTATTGCAGTTTCAGAAGATGGTAAAAAAATAGCCGTTGGTGCGCCATTTAATAGTGATATAACAGATAACGGTGGTGCAGTTTATCTTTATATTCAAAAAGATGGTATGTTTGTGTATTCACAGACACTTCGTCCTATTGATAAATCTCCAAATGTGCAATTTGGAACAAAAATTGACTTTGATGGTAATACACTTGCAGTTGCATCACGCGGCGGCAGTATGATAAGTTCAACTACTTTTGATACATACAAATCTATCAAAGAAAATGAACAATATGTTTTAGATCCTAAATCGGGTGCGAATCCTATTGCAACATCGTTTGACAATAGCAGTACTAAATTCCAAACAGTTGATGTTGGAAGCGGCGTAGTAAGTTTATATGAAACAGTAAACGATACATTGTTATACAGTCAAAACTTTACATATGATTTAGATACACAAGATTTTGGTAACAGAATGCTTGTGAATAAAAATCATGTATACATTGGGTTACCAAAGCAACAAGTTCCAAACAGTAGTGTGTTAGACAAAGGTTTAGTTGCAGAATATAGGAAACCACAAGGACTTACATCTTGGTCTATTACAAGACAACCTATATTACCAGCAGATACTTCTAAGTTCAAAGGTGTATATCTTTATGATACCAAGACAAATGGTTTACTAACATATTTGGATTATATTGATCCGATACAAGGAAAAATTGCCGGACCAGCTGAACAAGAAATTTCATTTAAGACTAGTTATGACCCAGCAAGATATTCCACAACAACAGCAGATTCAAATATTGTAGCTCATCCTTTAGATTACACAAGTGATGAGTGGGTAGGAAAATTATGGTGGGATATTGATAGTGGTAAATTCATTAATCATCATCAAGGTGATATCACAGAAGCAACAGCAGATTTCAACAAATTATTCCCTGGCTCAACGGTTGAAGTTTGGGAATGGGTTGAATCAGAGTTGCTACCTAGTGAATGGGACGATCAATCAGATACAGATGCTGGAATAGCCGCAGGTATAAGTGGCACATCTAAATACGGAGATAGTGCATATACAGTACGCAGAAAATACGATACAGCATCACAAACATTTACAAATTATTATTACTATTGGGTGCTAGGAAAATCAACATTGCCTCCTGTAGAAAATAGGGAAACAACTTGTGCAGATGTTATAAGATATATTTCTGATCCTGAAACAACGGGTTATAGATTTGTAGCAATGCTAGGATCTAATAGATTTGCTTTATATAATTGTGCATCTTTCATAGAAGACAGAAGAACTGCAATTAGTTTTAATTGGTGGACAATTGATAATCAAGAACAACCAACTCATATACAATATCAACTTGTAAGTGATGGACTTGAAACAAGCGTGCCTAACAGAGAGATCGAGCAAAAATGGTTTGATAGTTTAGTAGGATTTGACAGTAATGACAGACCGGTTCCAGATATTAATTTACCTGTAAAAAGTCGTTATGGTGCATTGAATGAACCAAGACAAAGTTGGTTTGTAAATAGAACAGAAGCTCGTAAACAATTTGTTGAAAGAGTAAACAACACTCTAAGCAAAAACTTGGTTGTTGATGAATTTGATTTGTCAAAACTTACAGGTTTTGATCCACAGCCTACAACAGCAACAGGAATTTTTGATACTACATCAGACAGTTTTGGTGAAATTGGATTTGTAAGTGTTGCAAGAGTTAAACCTGCTAACCTTTCATTAGAGGTTGAAAATGGTGTTATTATTAATGTGCTTATTAATGATGCAGGACAAGGATATATAAATGTTCCTACATACACAATTACCGACCTAGAAGGATCAGGTGCAGAATTAGAATTTATCTTAGACGCTAACGGTTCAATTTCTAGTGTAAACATTATAAATGGTGGTAGAGATTATACTTCTAATCTTGCAATTAATGTAAGAAGTTTCTCAGTGCTTGTAAAGAGTGATGAAAGCATCGGCGGCAAATGGAGTGTTTATCAATGGACCGGAACAGAATATTTAAGAACCCTTACACAAAGTTATGATATTAATCTTTATTGGCAGTACATAGATTGGTATGCTACAGGATACAATCAATTTACATTCATAAACCATACTATTAATTCTAGTTATGAAATTTATGCATTAGATGATAAGATAGGTGATATTGTAAAAATTAATAGCGTAGGTACCGGTGGTTGGTTACTACTTAGAAAAATTGCTAATTTAGAGTCACAAGATTATACTCTAAGCTATGAAACAATTGGTAGAGAAGACGGAACTATAGAATTTAAAAATAGTTTATATGACACCGACGCAAGTAACACTGCTTTTGATGGCGCAAGTTTTGATAAAATATTTTATGATACAGAACCAAACACTGAATTTAGAAAAATTTTAGAAATATTAAAGAATGATATTTTCGTTGATAATCTAGCTATTCATTGGAATGAATTATTCTTTGCAGGTATTCGCTACGTATTAAGTGAACAACCTAATGTTGACTGGGTATTTAAAACAAGTTTTGTAAAAGCAAAACATAACGTAGGAGAATTACAGCAAAAAGTAACCTTCCAAAATGATAATTTGCCAAGCTATCAAGACTATGTTAATGAAATGAAACCATACAAAACTAAGATAAGAGAATATCTAAGTTCGTATGAAAAAATTGATCCAGCAAACAATGTTGTGACTGATTTCGATCTTGCACCATACTACAACGATCAAGAAGGTAAAATTGTTCCGCAAAGTGTACAAATTATAGATAATCAAGTATATGCAGGAGTAGCTGATATACAAAATTATCCTAGTAAACATTGGTTAGACAATGTAGGCTTTAAGATCACATCTTTTAGTATTGCAGATGCAGGATCAGGATACCAAGTACCGCCAAAAATTGTAATCAGCGGTGGTGGAGGATCAGGCGCTACAGCAGAAGCGTTTATTGGTAACGGAAAAGTTACAAGTGTAAAAGTTACAAACGGTGGAAGTGGATACTTAACAAGGCCTACAATACAAATTGTTGGTTCAAATGAAGGCGGAACAGTTGCAAGATTAAGTCCAATACTAGGTGAAGGTAAATCTAAATCAGCTCATATTAGATGTAAATTTGATAGAGTTACAGGAACATATCTATTCCAAACACTAAGTGAAACAGAAACATTTACTTCGTCAATAGATCAGCAGATATTTAATTTAAAATGGCCTATGCAACTTAAATCAACACAGATCACTGTTACTGTTGATGGCTTAGAATCTTTACGTAGTGAATATACATTTACTAATGTTACTGACACGTCAAAAGGATTTACAAGAAGTTACGGACGCATTACATTTACTAATGCTCTTGCTGTAAATAAAACTGTTGTCATAACATATAATAAAGCACCAGAATTATTACAAGCACAAGATAGAATAAGTTTATATTATAATCCAACATCAGGAATGTACGGTAATGATTTAGCACAGTTGCTAGACGGTATAGATTACGGAGGAGTAGAAGTAAGCAGTTTCAGTTTTGGTTCAGGAACTGGTTGGGACGCAGATGAATGGTTCACAACTACATATGATACTTTCGACACAACCTTTGAAGATGAAATTTTCCAAATTGGAGACGATAGCACAAGAGTATTAAATTTTGCAAGTCCACTAGAAACTGGAGTAGTTTACAATGTTTATAAAAATGGTGTAAGATTAGACGATCCTAATTTTGGTACAAATAATCCTGTTACAAACACTGCGGCTGTCATGCAAAGTATTACAGGTGCAGGACAGACAGGCGTTGCATTGTATGATGACGCAGGTGCCTTAGCTAGTGACATAATTGTATTTGATGAAGACATTATTAGCACTAGACCAAATGATATAATTGTATTTAGAAAAACAACATCAGATGGTTCTTTCTTACCAGATCCTAGATCATATGATACAGTATTACAAGGTGGCGACTTTGCATTTACTACAGCAAGGGGTATTAATCCTGAAGAAATTATAGTTGATGGAGATGACTTTGTTTCTCCTACAACAAGTAAAGGACCAGAAGAACAAGTTCCTGGACAAGTTCTTGATACGGTCAACATCAATGTATATCACAGACCAAAAGACGGCGGTAGTGTATTATCAAGTAATTCCTATAGAACAGACGGTACACGAACTGTATACGAATTTGGTATTCAACCTCAAAATAAGGACGGATTGTTTGTAAAACTTGACGATGTAATACAAGCACAGTCTTTGTATACTGTAGATTATAAAAATAAAACTATTACTTTCAAAAATGTTCCAAATGCTAATTTGGATGTGAACATAGTTTCAATAAGTGGTAACGGAAAAAATGCAATTGAACAAAATGAATTTATAGGAGATGGTAGTACAACAGCATATCCAACTAAAATACATTATACTACTAAATTAGATTACTATGCTACTGTAAATGGAGAGCCAGTAGAATCAGTGTTAACTAGTACTGGTGATAGTACAGACGAAGATCCAAAAGCAATGATTGTATTTGGTAGTGCTCCACCAGACAATAGTATCATTAATTATGCAGTATATACAGCAGTTGATAGTTTTAGTAAACTTGAAACCACTGAGTTTGTAGGAGACGGCAGTACAAAGGTATTCAGTCTTGATAAAACTCCTTATAGTGCTAAACCAAATAGTCATAATGTAATTGTAAAACTAGATAATCAAATATTAAATCCTGGATACAATCAACAGTTTCAATGCTCACCAGCACAAAGAGAATACTTCTTAGAGTTGTGGCAAACACCTATAGGAAGTTTTGAAGATTCAGACATTCTTATATTACTAAATGGTAAAGAACTTACTATTGCTGTTGAATATAATATCCGTCCTGCAAACAGTAGTGTAATACTTGAGCCAGGCATAGGCGGCGATGGAGATATATTAGAAGTTTATCTAAGGACAGATGGAGATTATGCTTTTGGTAGTGTGCAAACTATAGATTCAAACTTGACTTGGGTAGACAGTGGTTCAGACTTACAACTTACTACAGCACCTGCTGAAGGACAAAAATTAACTGTGTACACATTTAATAAACATGATAGCATGGATTTTGAAAGACAAAATTTTGATATAATTGCAAGAACACCTGTAACAGTAGGGACTGACGATCATGTACAATTCAATCATATCAAAGCAGGATTAGTGAAACTTAGATATCCTGCAATTGATGCTCAATATGTTTGGTTAACAATAAATGGTACACTTCAAACACCTAGTGTAGATTATAAACTGACAGAAGATCGTAATTTCATTAAGTATAAAGGTTCTTTTGCAGATAATGATGTAGTAGAAGTTATACAATTTAGTGCCCAAGGTGAAATAAGCTCAAACTTTGGATTCAGCCAATTTAAAGATATTCTAAACAGAAATATTTACAAAAGACTTGGAGATGTTGCTCCGCTTAAATTAGCAAAAGATTTGAAAACTTTTGATAAAGAAATTTTCTTAGATGATGCAAGTGCAATTAGCACTCCGGATAAAAATAGTAGTATTCCGGGTATTATTTTCATAAACGGTGAGCGTATTGAATTTCTAATAAAACAAGGTAATGTATTACGTCAAATACAGAGAGGAACACTTGGAACAGGTGTTGCAAGCGTTCACGAAGCAGGTAGTGATGTATATAATCAAGGAGCAACACAAACAGCACCTTATGCAGATCAAACTATTGTAGATGAGCAAATTGGTGACGGTTCAACCACAGTATTTCCACTAGCGTTTACACCAAAAACTGTTAACGAGTTTGAAGTGTTTGTAGCAGGTAAAAGACTGCGTAAAAACGCAATACAGATGTTTAATCCTGCATTAGACCAAGATTCACCGGAAGCAGATGAAACTGCACCAGCGGAGTTTTCAGTAGATGGTACCACAGCAAATTTAACTTTGTTAAATACACCAGCAGTGAATGCTAAGATAAAAATTGTTAGAAGACAAGGAAAACGCTGGACAGACCCAGGAATTTCACTTAATGATGCGGAAAGTTTGGTAGCACGTTTCTTTAAGGCAGAAAAGGTGGAGCTACCCAAATAAATACAGTATAGGACAAAGGTATGATTGACAACATAAAAGAAGAAAACGGAGTTATGCTCCAAGGACATATTAAGATAACTGATGCTAAAACCGGCGAAGTTATTGTTGATAAACGTAATGCTATCCACTACGAAAACATGAGTATTTCACTTGCAGAAAGTTTAGCAAATGCAGGTCAAGGCACAATTTACCAGATGGCATTTGGTAATGGAGGAACTAGTATTGACCCTACTGGAATTATTACATACCTTACACCTAACAGTACAGGTACTAATGCTAGTCTTTATAACCAAACATTTATTAAAGTTGTTGATGATAGAAGTGTTAATAACACAGATCCTGCAAGAAATAAGATTGAATCAAGACACGTAAGTGGTACAAACTATACAGACATTGTAGTAAGTTGTTTACTTGATTATGGTGAACCTTCAGGACAAGATGCTGTAGATAACGCAACCAATGCTGACAGTTTATATGTTTTTGATGAACTAGGACTAGTAAGTTATAGTCCATCAGGACAGGGTAGATTGTTAACACATGTAATTTTCCACCCAGTACAAAAAAGTTTGAATAGATTGATTCAAATTGATTATACTGTGCGTGTACAAAGTTTGTCAGGATTTAGTGAATAATGGCTTATACAATTAACTACTCAGATACTAACAAAGGCACTATCTCAATTGAAGATAGTACAATTAATCAGCAAACAAGTCTAGATATTCCTGGACGTAACACAACTAGTTATGGGTCAGTTATTGCAGAAAACTTTTTGAAGCAATTAGAAAATTTTGCAAATACATCAGCACCACGTAATCCAGTACAAGGACAATTATGGTATGATAGTTCAACAGGAATTGATACTTTAAAACTATATGACGGAACAAGTTGGGTAAATGCTAGTGGATTGAAAAAAGGAAACACAGCACCAGATGTAGCAAATGCATTACAAGGCGACCTTTGGTCAGATACAGATAACAATCAGTTATATATTTTTACAGGTAGTGGTTGGACACTAGTTGGACCTGAATACAGTGACGGTTTGTTAACAGGTGCAAAGCCGGTTGTTGTTACAGGTAAAGATGAAGTTCTTTATACTATTCTACAACTTGAAGTAGGCGGTAATCCTATTGCAATTTATTCTACAAGAACATTCCAACCTAAAAGCACAATAGCAGGATTTACAATCATACAGCCAGGATTAAATTTATCAAATTCAAATATCGGAGGCGATGGCATAGGAAAATATTTTGGTACAAGTGAAAAGGCAGAAAATTTAGTTGTTGCAGGCGCAAGCGTAGCGTCAACTAATTTTTTAAGATCAGATGTAGCAAGTACATCATCGCAAAAATTAACAATTAGTAATAACTCAGGTTTACAAGTAGGACAGGATGCTATTGTTACCTTTGATGTACAAGGAACTTCAGGAGTTGTTACAAACCTAACATCAGGAGCACCGATTGATTTCAAAGTAAACAATTTAGGTGTACAGGCAAATGTAATTAGAATTGACTCAACTGAAAAAGTTGGTATTAATACACTGTCACCTGCAGAAGCATTAGATGTTGCAGGATCAATTCAAACAAGTGCAAATTTAATTGTACAAGGAACTACAGATAGTGCAAGTATAGGAACAGGTGCAGTCAAAATTAGTGGCGGTGTTGGAATTGCAAAAAAATTATTTGTTGGAACAGATTTAAGTGTAGCAGGATCAAGCACAGTTGGTGCAATAACACCAATTGCAACACAACAATATTCTTTAGGAACAAGCGACAAGCGTTGGTCAGCTGTACATGCTGTTGAGTTTAGAGGTAACTTAATTGGTAACATTACAGGTACAGTAACAGGTGGTTCTACAAACGCAAACAAATTAACAAGTGCGTCAACTTTCCAACTTACAGGAGATGTAAGTTCAAACCAAATTACATTTGATGGACAGGTTGGCGGAACAACTAAAACATTTAATACTGCAATTAGTAATACTTTTATTGCTAACAAAACTCTTGCTACTACACCTAATAATGATGACGAAATTATTATAAACAGGATTTCAGGTGATGATACAGGTGTATTTAAAATATCACAAGCCGCACTTGTAAGTAGTGTGCCTGTCATTCCAATTGGTACTATTGTGCCATTTGGTGGAGTTAACACACCGGCAGGTTGGTTATTGTGTGATGGTACAGAAGTTAGAATTGCAGATTACTTGACACTTTATAATACAATACAATATCAATTCAAAGACCAAAGCCAAGTACAATCAGGATTTTTTGGATTACCTGACTTTAGAGGTAGATTCCCACTAGGTGCTGATAATTTGGGCGGATCTAGTGCTAACAGAGTATCAGATGTAAACGCTGATACAGTTGGTTTAGCATCAGGTGTTGAAAGTAGAGCTATTGACGTTAAAAACTTACCTGAACACGAACATGATTTAAGATCTCCTAAAGGTGCTCAGTTTTATGTTATACTTGATGATAGTGGTGTTCAGCAAGACGCTGATACTATTCCTTATGATGCTCCTACAGGATCAAATGCAGGACAAGCACGTACTTCATCAGGCGGTGTTCTAAATAGAAGAAATATTCAATACAATGAAAGTACTGGATTAGAAGAATTTGAAACATTTGATATTACAGAACTAGGAACGCCATATAATGTTATGAACCCGTTCTTAACAGTCAAATACATTATCTACACAGGAGTCGGGGGCTAATATGGCATATCAAATTAATAAGACTAGCGGTGCATTACTTGTTAACCTAGCAGACGGGCAAATAGATACACTATCAACTGATATAACACTTATTGGTAAGAACTATACAGGGTTTGGTGAAAGTATAAATGAAAATTTTGTTAAGATGTTGGAAAATTTTGCCAACGCTTCGGCACCATCTAATCCGCTTGCTGGACAAATTTGGTGGGATACTTCAAATTCAAGACTAAAAGTTTACACAGGTACAGACTGGACAACAGGCGGCGGCCCTATAGTACAACCTACACAGCCAACAATGGTTGCAGGAGATATGTGGATCAACAATGATGCTAATCAACTTTACTTCTTTGATGGTACAGATTTAGAATTAGCAGGACCAATCTATAATGCTTTCCAAGGACGTTCAGGACCTGAAGTTGTTACTGTACTAGATAACACTGGTACAAGTAGAACTATTGTTAAGTATTGGGTCGGCGGAACTTTTGTTGGACTTTGGAGTAAAATAGGATTTACTCCACAGAACGTAGACACTATTCCAGGTTTTACTGGAGATGTTGTTAAAGGATTTAATGTTGTAGATAGTGATTTCATTTTTGCAGGAACTGCATCAAGGACATCTGCACTTGTTGATAGTAACAATGTTTCAAGAACTGCGGCACAATTCTTAGCTAGTGATTCAGATGATGCAACATCTGGTGCATTAACAGTTAGAAACAATAACGGTATTACAATAGGACTTACAGATAACAATGTTATTAAAGTAACATCAGAAGGTGTTATTAACGAAAACCAAGTATCAGGACAAAATTATACTTTTAGAATGACAACAAGTCTAGGTAAGACTGATGCAATGACAATAGATTCTGCGAACAGTAGAATTGGTATCTATAATACAAATCCAACACAAACATTAGATGTTGGCGGCAACATGCGTGTTGCAGGAAACTTGATTGTAGACGGAGATACTACCGAACTTGACGTACAAAAATTATTAGTAAGAGATAAAAGCATAGAACTAGCAAAAGGTGACGATAGTACATTGCTTGATGATGCAGGAGTTGACGAAGCAGGTATAACAGTAGCATCTTCCAACGGCAATAAAGAATTGCTATGGAGAAATTCAACAAATGCCTGGACATCAAATGTAAGTATTAACCTTACAGGCGCAAGTTCATTAAAATTTAATGGTGTCGACATAATTACAGGCTCTGCAGGTGTTGGTATTACTAGTATTGGTGCTTTGACATCAGCTAACATTGGTAGTTTCAGCTTCACAGGAGGCAATAATGTAGAAACTACAACAGTTGATGGCAGTGGTAACGGTATGAATATTACAGCGGCCGGCAATATTAACTTAGTTACACCAAGACAAATAAGAAATGTTAGTGATCCGACAGCAGATCAGGATGTTGCAACTAAAGCATATGTAGATAGTAGTATTAATTTAGAAGTTTTATCATTAGCATTAGATGTTACAGGACTAGGAACAGCAGGTACAACACAACAACATACAAATATTGCAACAATTTTGAATGATATTGCTCCTGCAATCACAAAACAGAACGGAACTGAAGCTAGAATACACTGTACAACTACTACAGGTGCTACGGCAACACTGACTGGTTCTGCTTTGAACACAGCATTTAACGAAAATACAGTGCTTGTACAACAAAAAGACAATAGTGGCAATGATGACGGCTCTGTAAGCGTTATTCAAAGTGCAACATTTAATGATGCTACTGGTAATATTACTAGTACAGTTACAAGAACACTTAAATTATTTAGAATTTCGTCAGGAGCGTGGGGTTATGTACAAGACTTGACTCCGGGGACTTTGATATAAATACATATAACACAATTAGGGGTTAATAAATGGCATACGTAATAAATTTAACAAATGGAGCGTCGTTAGTTACTGTTGAAGACGGAACCATTGATCAGAGTACTTCACTTAAATTAGTAGGTAAGAACTATGCTGGTTATGGTGAAATTCAGAACGAAAACTT